ATTCGGATGATGCCATGAGTTATTTTGAGCGTCTTGCTGCTGACGACTGAGCAAACGCAACCGAATCTCTCGAACAAGAGCGCGGAGCAATCCGCGCTCTTTCTTTTGTGTGCGTCAAAATCGCTGTCAACCTAGCGTTTCTCGCATACATAAGGCATGAGAATAGCGGGCGTCGATTATAGTTTACGCTGCCCTGCCGTGTGCGTATTTGACGGCAACAAGAAGTTTTGCATCTCTGAATGCACCTTCCACTTCATGTCACCGACCAAGAAATACGACGCTCAGTTTCCTCAGAACATCAACGGAACTCTGATGCACGAACACAAGCATGAGTGCGAGCGATACTCTGCTATCTCAGATTGGGCACTACAGATAGTGAAAGACTGTGACTTGGTGTGCATAGAAGACTATGCGTTTGCCGCTAAGGGTAAGGTGTTCCACATTGGAGAGAACACTGGCATCTTCAAGTACTTGCTGTGGAAGCAGGGAGTAAAGTACTCTACAGTACCTCCAACTCAAGTAAAGAAGTTTGGCACAGGTAGAGGCAATGCAAAGAAAGAAGATGTGTACGCTGCTTTCAAAGCAGAGACACGGGTTGATCTACAGTCTGTGCTTGGTACTACAGGAGCGCAGATCAAGAGTCCTGTTGCAGACCTTGCAGACGCTTACTACATCTGCAAGTACGGACATCACTTGGCTTTCAAGTCTTGACTAGACACCACCGTATCGGTGGACTCTTCCGTTAGCCACTTCTCTGCCCATAGTTTCCACTCAACCAGTTCCTGTTCGCTGATGTTAGACTTGCCATCTGATTCGATGAGTTGCGTCTTAGTGTCCATAGTAATCTCCTTATGCCTTTACAACTTGAGTGAAGTAATCACCTTGTGATGGCCAGTCTCTGATGTTTAGTATCTTGGAGTCTGGCAATGCAGAAGGTAATGAATCTCTTGTTAGTTCTATCCGCATAGTATATCCACTAGCGGAAACAAGTCTATGACGAATCGCACTAACGATGTATTTACCGCTCATGTATTTATCCAACCAATCCACATAGCCGTTGTCCTTTGCTTCAAACGATGGAATGACTATGTTCACCACGCTTCCGATTCTCAAAGTAGAATCGCCTGGTACGCTTATCTGTAGTTGGCATCCTTCGATCTGCTGCATCTGTGCGTTTCTCTTCAGAACCCAATCGGAGTATCTATCGTTGTCTTGCATGGACGATTCGCTTCCCATGAGTCCAGTATGCTTTGGATAGTACTTGAAGTACGACCAGTTCTTATCACTTAGATCGTCATTGCCTGGAGCAACTAGAGGTCTTTCGTGTACATGATCCTGACCGCTGAAGAAGTCTCTACCGTATGAGTAATCTGAGAATGCCCATTTCTTTCTTACAATATCGTGCGTGAGCAATCTGCTAGAGAAGAATCCATTCTCTATGTTCTTCATGGTGTTGTGGTATTCCATCATCAAGAAGTCTTGAATGGTTTCGTATTCTCTTTGTAGATTTCTAACGCTCGGCTGTCCGCCTTCGGCGTTGCGAACGACTGAGAAGTACTCGAACTGTGCAACTGGCTCTGCGGTTGCTATTGCAAGATTTGAGAATGACTTGAACTGGAATCCTTGTAGGTCTTCGTAGAAAACAAAGTTGCAGTTCTCTCTGTTCTCTAGCGAAACGCCTCGAGCAGCAAGCCAATTAATCGCGGACAACGGACTCCAATACGGTATCACGAATCTGTGCTTGTGTAGGGTTTTGTCTACTTGAAGTGGTTTCTGATTCAAAGAGTTTCCGTAGTCTATCTTGAGATAGTCTTCGTAGATGGTCTTGACCATCTGATCTACAGTTCCCTCAAATGCTTTGCTGATCTTTGTCTGCTGACTCTTTACAAACTCCTCTGATACAAAGTGGAGAGTGTATCTCAACCCCATATCGTTTGGTTGTGGCTGTCTCTCGCTGATCTTGTAGATTCTGAATGTGCGGGTTATAGAGGATTTGCCGCTGCCTCCGTCTATAACTGGAACAGAGAAGGACAGTATCAGTTTTTCTCTACCACATATGCTGAAGTGATACAGTAGGTTCAGAGAGTCTAGTATCTCTATCTGACCACTCAAGCAGTTGGTGTACATATCCTCATAGATTTCGATGCTGTCCCACAACTTCGTGATATCGACAGTTGCGCTACTTACATACGAAACCAATGTACATTGCGTTACATCAAACGAGTTGGTTGCACTTGAGTCTTTTCTCATAACTCCTCATTGACAATGCTTTCAAACTTGGATGCTATGCTTCGTACAATGTCTGGATGCGGCAGGATAATGGTTCTTCTGGCTTCATTGATCCTCTCTTCGTACTCCAAGTTTGTTACTGCGCGTAGTAGTTCTGCTTCTCCAAGCGGATTCAGATACGCACCCAATAGAGTTTGCTCAAACGGAAGTGGTGCAGTTCGTCCGTACTCATCAACCGTAGATGTTGTTTGCATCTGCGTTCCTGCTTGAACCAATGCGTTGTACGATGCCAGCGGTGCAAGTTCCATTCCGTTGTCGTCTTCAAAGTGATGCAACGCTTCCAAATTGATCTGCGCTCTGCGAATCACTCCGCTTGCAGTTGCTTCATACGATCCTGTAACAGCAATGCCTATATGGTCGCCTGGAGCAAACACACCAGACTCTTCAATCACGATTGCTTTTCCTAGAGTTCTATCCCAACAAACAAGATAACCGATGGGGCCATCTAGGTCTAGTTGAGTACCTGTAATGGCAAACACATAGTTTCCTTCCACAGCCTTATGATCTCTTCTCTTGCGGACAGATTCAAGCGGACTGTCTGTTATCGTGTCTAGGTCTAACAGGAACGCTTTGCCTGGATACTTGGACTCGCAATACTTGATAAGGTCGCTAGTGGTCATTGGCCATTCGTAATACGGATTGTGTATTTCATTGAACAGAAGAACGACCCAATGCAGTTCAGAGTCACCGTAGAGTTTGTCTGCGATAGTATCGGGTCGATCTTGTTCCTTGATCGTGTACTCTCCGTACATGGAAGTGTCTGCTAGTCGATAGTCTATGCGTACTCGACGCAGAATATCTACGGCTACCTCGAACTTCTTGGTGCCTTTCAGATCGTAGTATAGAGTAGGAAACTTGTCGAAATATCCCATTAGAATCCTGCCTGAATGTGTTCTTTCTGTAGTGGTTCGACTTCTCTGAACTGCATTGATACTGAGATGTAAGCGGGCGCGCCGTCTTCAAAGGTAACGAATCCGCTATTCTCCTCACCGTAGGTCACATCTATCTTTTCGCATACCAATCTTCTGAGTCTAGGCATCCACTCGTTTTCTTTGCCGTTGGTGAAGAAGTTAATCTCAAACTCCGCAGGAACACCGTACATGGTTGCGCTTATCAGAGAAGGATGAGCGTAGTATCGAAGCGTTCTGATTATTTGATACACCGCGTCTGTTTCTTTTGGAGTCTTTGGCATGAACACATACTCAAAGGTAAACGAACGCTCGTCTATGTCTTTGAATGCAATCTCTTTGTTTGAGTTCTTTGCCTTTCCTTCAGACAACAAACGATTGTCTTTGCCACCTGCGGATAGCATATCAGCAAGACCTTGAACTGATCCGCTTAGCCAGTCTCCAAATATTCCACCCCATCCCCGTCTTTCTGTATCTTTTCCTTCGTAGTTTGCAGACATAGAGAACTGGATAGGACCTGGGATATAGAGTGCTATGGAATCAACTGGTTTGCGCTGAAAGTTGGCTGCTACTCTTGTTGTTGCCACATAAGACTCTGCACCCCTAGTTCCTAGAAGACTTGCTCCTATTGCCTGTGCTGTCTTGCTTAGTGTGCTGTCTTCTGATGGTTTTGTTTTTCGATTGGTTGCTTTGTTGAACTCATAGAAGTCAAATAGTCCTCCGTCCACAGTTGCAGCAGAACCTGCAATACCACCAAGGCCACGAGATACTATCGACTCGAAAAGTTTTCTAGTATTCTTTGCCTTCAACTTGGTTTCTAGTTTTGCTGCTTCGTCAGCGTACACAGTAATCAATAGGAAGTTTGGCATCGCTTCCGATCCAACCTCTTCGGGGTAGTTTAGTTCGATACTTCCACCAGGCGTGGAGTGTCCTAGTCTGTTAAAGCCTCCGCCTGGAGACTGTACAGTTTCCAAGGCAGCGAATATGCCCGTGTTCAGACCGTCGTTTAAAAGTCTACCTTGATTGTTTCCTGCTGGCATAAGTTCTCCTACATATCGTATGTATGGCATACAAAGGCAAATACAATCCGATCAACCCCTCCAAGTACAGAGGAGACACCACTAACATCATCTATCGCAGTCTGCTAGAGCGCAGATTCATGGTGTACTGTGACTCAAACTCTGCAATACTGTGGTGGGCGTCGGAAGAACTGTCGATACCGTATGTATCCCCAGTAGATGGCAAGTGGCATAGATACTTTGTTGATTTTGTGGTGGGCATAACCGACAAATCAGGCAAACAGCAGACCATCATGGTGGAGATTAAACCGTACAGGCAATGTGTTGCTCCCAAGATCAGGGTGTTTGAGGATAATGTGGATCGAAGAAAGCGGGACTACAGACAGTACGCACGGTCAGTCAAGGATTGGGGTGTGAACTCTGCAAAATGGGCAGCAGCGGAACAGTACTGCAAGCAGCGGGGATGGACTTTCAAACTGGTAACAGACAAGGACCTGAAGCATGGCAAAGAACATCTATGACTCCTTGCACGACCAGTACATGAAGTACGCCAAGGGTAGTCCATCTGGAGCGGTGGTGGAGAATGCGGTGCAATGGTTCTACAGTCAGGTAAAGAATACTTTTGGAAGCACCCGCGTCCCGTTCAGCGTTGCGGAACAGGGAGCGGCCCGCATAACTTCAGACAGAATTGAAGCAGGAAAGATGTATCTGTTTGAGTACTCTGCTTCCAAAGACGAGGATTACTTTGACCGATTTCCGTTGGTGATACCATTCACGCTTGAAGAGGACAGAATACTAGGCTTTAACTTGCACTACATTCCGTCCTTATATCGGGTTAGAGCAATGAGCGCCATAGTGAAGTCAGCAACACCCGACAGAAAGTATCCGCCTACCAAAATAGCAGCCACTTCTATAGACTACACCACAATTGACGGGGGAGCATTGAACTACATGAGGATCAGCGTCAGGACTTATCTGTTTCGTAGGATTCAAAGCAAGATCGTAGAAATACCGGCAACGGGATGGTTGACCGCTGCTTTCTTACCAACTGCATCGTATCGCGGAAGCAACATGACCGAAAACAAAGTTGCAGCAGAGATGCTTAGACAAATCAGAAACCTGTAAGGGGGTAGTATGCGTATTGATCGTTTTGTAGCCGCTTGGTCAAAGTATCAGCCATTGGATGTTACCCGATGGAACATTTTCTTTGGTAGGCCTGGAGTGGACAACGAACGCCTGAACCATATGATCCGCGAGGTATCTTTGCCAGGTAAGACTCTTTCGGGCACGGATTTTGAACCGTATGGTCCTGGTCGTCATATCGCTCTTCAGCAGAGGTACGAGGACGAACTCACCATGACCTTTTTGGTAGGCAAAGACGGATACGAGTCAGACTACTTCAGCGCGTGGATGGAACAGGTAATCAGTCCAAGAGACAACTTTGTGTCCTATTACAAAGACTATGTGGTTGATCTTGGAGTACAACAGTACGACAAAAAGGGAGTGCTACGGTACGCATGGAAGTTCTACGAGGTGTATCCGTACACAGTTTCGTCCACCGAACTAACCAACGAAGCAGAGGGTTCGTCCTTCTGGCTAACAACCAAAGTCACTTTCAAGTACAGGAACTTTAACTGGTCTGGAGTTACACCTGAGCAACCTGATCCAAGTCAGGGCGGTGGAGGGGGCATTTCTTTGCCTGATCTTGGCCCACTTCTGTAACCAAACATACATACGAATGGTCGCATTATCGCAATGCGTGAATCGCTTTACCTATAGGAGAATAGCATGGCATTACCAATCATCGGAACACCCACATACGACACTACCCTTGTATCATCTGGCAAGCCAGTGAAGTTTAGACCCTTCTTGGTCAAGGAAGAGAAAATCCTACTGATGGCATTGGAGAGCAAGAAAGAGAAGGAAACCATCTCCGCTCTGCGAACCATCATCGGAAACTGTGTACAGACGCCTGGTTTCGATGTGGACTCCCTGCCTCTGTTTGATATCGAATGGCTATTCCTGCAACTGCGTTCCAAGTCTGTTGGTAATACAGTAGAACCAGTAATGCGGCTTGAGTGTGGAGCGGAAGTAAAGGTGCCTGTGAATCTTGACGAGGTTCAGCCAGTCAAGTCTGACAAGCACAACCCAACCATTGTTCTGTTCGAGGACAAGAAGCGCAAGGTTGGAGTGATGATGAAGTACCCCAAACTCGACCTGGCGGTAAAGATGTCAGGTAAGAGCAAGAACGGAATGGACAAAGACCCAATGCTGGCATTCGATGTGGTTAGAAACTGCATTGAGTACATCTTTGAAAACGAAGAGATGCACGCAGCAGAGGATGTTGGAGAGAAAGAAATTGACACCTTCTTGGAAAGTCTAACCCAAGAACAGTTTATGAAGATCACAGAGTTTTTCGAGACAATGCCAAAACTAGAGCATGATGTGGAGATTCACAACCCTTGCACGAAGTCTCAGCAAGTGATTACGCTAAAGGGTCTACAAGATTTTTTCCGATCCTCCTCTGCCACGACAGCATCGTAAATATGATTAACACCAACTTCCAACTCATGCAGCACCACAAGTACTCGCTGACTGAGTTGGAAGAAATGATGCCGTGGGAGAGGGCGATCTATGTTCACTTATTGGTGGAGTGGGTCAAGCAAGAGAATGAGCGAATCAAGAAGGAGAACGAGCAGATGAAGGCACAGTCCGCGAAGGCCCGTGCTGCATCATCAAGAGGTAGAAAACGAACTAGGTAAGAGATCATATGCCACCACCGACCGACATACAAACAGAAGCACTTCGTCGTATTGAAACAAGTGTTCTTGGACTACAAGAGGCATCTCTCAATATGACGGCAGTAACCGATGCTGCTCGTAGTATCGTAACTGGTCGCATTGGTCTTGAACGCGCTGCCCCTTTGCAAACCATCGCCGATGAGGTGATTGGTGTTGCCAAAAAGCAAGCGCAACTAGAAGCACGAACACAACTCAGAGCAGCAGGAAAGAAACTTGATCCTGACACAAAGGCTCGCATATCCGATGCCTTTGATACTGTATCTGAGGCTCTAAAGGACGGAACAGACAACGCTGCACAACGAGCGGAACTCATACTTGATGTACAGGCAAAGTATGCAGAGGAACTAACAGACAAGAGACAAGCCAAGATAGTCAAACAGCAGATAGCCAATGCAAAGCAACTGCTGCAAACTCAAAAGAAGGCTACTGTTGGATTCTTGGGAGAGATGGTAGAAGACTTCCGCGAAGGCCCTCTTGCAGAGTTTATCAGCAAAATCGAAAGCAACTATCTTGGAAAACTGCTTGTACGCTTTAGCAAAGATCAGATTGCTGCGGTTCGTGCCCGCAGAGATGCCGAGGTTGCTGCCGCTGCAAAGCAGGTAGAAGATCAGAGGCGTGCTGCTGCCATTACTAAAGGTAGAGAAGAGGCGCTGTTCAAGATTAAAGAGAACAGCGTCACACAGGAAGCGTTGAGTCTAAAGGAAAGACTTGCTACTGAAAAGATTCTATTGGACACCGCGAAGGATCGCGGAGAAACCATAGACGAGGGTAGACTCGCTACCATTAATGAAAGTCTGGAAAAACTACAGACTTCGTTTACTGCGCGAGCAACGGCGGTTGAGCAAAGAGACAAGGCAGAAAGAGAATACGAACAGATTCTCAGGGATGATGCATACGCTAACATTGTTGCTGCAAGACAAAGAATACAAGATGCAGGAAGCGACCAGCAACTACGCGCAGAACTTGAAAGACAAGAACAGGCTCTGTATGTTGGTGAGCAAGGTGAAAGGTATAGAGCGGCGCTTGCAGAGGGAGAGAAACGAAAAGCAGCATTGCTGCAATCTCAAACTCAAGTGGAGCAGCAATCGAATGTGCTTCAGAGTATGTCAGAAACACAATTCAAGACTCAACTGGTAGAAAAGCAAAGAGCAGGCGAAACTGAAACCGAGTTTGCGGAGCGTCAACAAGTAGCGTTCCAACAGTTCAGAAGCGAAGCAACCAAGACTGCTATTGAAGACCTTCAAGAAACAGAAGGAAGCCAATACGCAGAAGTGGGTAAGATGTACGAGCAGATTCTACAGTCTTTCTCGAACAACATTGCTTTGGAACTGAATGACATTGAGAAGAGCGGTAAACTAAATGAAGAACTAGTCAAGAGACTCGCTGCTGGCGATATCTCTGTGCAGAGTTATCGAGATGAAGCAAACGCTCTGAAGACTAGAATGGTTGCAGGCCCAAACGCTCAGTCGTATCAACCAATGGGTACAGGTGGATTCGATAGCGTGGGAGCAGGAGTTGGAGAGACTAGCATTGGTGTCGGAAGCGATCTTTACAATCTGCTTGCTGCTGATCTTCTGTTCCTGAAGAACTGGTCGAAGATAATTGGAGAACATCAGATTCTTGCTGCCAAAACAAGCAGCATGATGCTTGAGTACTTTAAAGCATTGCTAGACTACTTTGCTTCTGGTCCGATAGATGTTAGCGTTCACTATGATGAGCGCGGTACTAGAATGTCTGGAGACAGAAACAGAAGGAAGTTTGGCTCTGCTCTAGAAGAGTTGTCTGCGGGCGACCAGGCTCAGTCGCTTGTAATGCAAGAGAAGACCGCACAGACTGCTGCTGAAAGTTCTAGACTGAGTGCAGCCGAAGTGGATAGCCTAGCACAGGTTTCTCCAGAACTAATGTCTCCTGAAGCAATCGCAAAGGCGCGTGCGGGTGATCCAGGCCTGGTTGAAAGACAAAGAGTGTTCGAGCAAGAGATTACTCGACTCAACGACATTCTTCAAATGACAAAAGAGGAGCAGAAAACTGCCGTCAAAGACGCAGGGTTCCAATCCGTAGAACAGGTAGAGCAGGCAAAGCAACTGCTAGAGCAACAAAGACAAGCAGAAGAAAACGACGCCACGAGAAGCGCGACTCTTCTGAAAGACGGTCTTGGAGCCAGTTCGCCTGGATGGTTGAAGGATATCAAAGAATACACCTATACTTTGCTAGAGCGAAGCAAAGAGATAGTAACCAACACAGGCACTAAACTACAAGAAACGCTGACTCCAAAGGCCTCTGAGAAGGCAAAAGCAGCAACCGCTCAGGCTACGGACACCGTGCCGCTACAGACCGCTGCACAAACTACACCAACGCCTGCCGCCGATGCGGCAACCAAAGCGTCTGAGAAGACTGAAGCGAGTGTTAGCGGTATGGCACCACCAGTTGCTGGTCCTGGTGGAGTTGCTATCTCCATCAATATTGGTGACAAGGTTGGTGGTATAGTAAAGGAAATACAAAACAAGGCAACTGAGTTTGGAAGTGTGATTCAGACTCAAGTGCAAGCAGTTGCAGGGCAAGCCACAGAAATAGTTGGAACCCTGCAAACCAAGACAACAGAATTCGCTACCTCCATATCCAGTAGAATTCTTGCTCCATCTGCTTCTGCTGCACAGACCCAAGAGCAGACTGCAACCGCACAACAGCAAGCAACAACACAAGCGGCCAAGGATCAGAAAAAACCAGATCAGAAAATGGGATTCTTGCAGAACCTGTTTGGTGGTGGACTGTTTGACAAGATTCGTGGAGCGATGGATGCCTTTAAAGGTGGATTCGCAAGCACTCTCAAGGCAATTGGAGAAGGCTTGCAATCTGTGTTTACCGCATTGGGCGATGGACTAAAGAAACTCGGCGATCCGCAAGTGTATCAGGGTGCTGTTGCGTTGTTTATGATAAGCGCCGCTCTGCTTGCATTTGCCGCCGCGATGTATGTGTTTGGTCAAACCAACTGGCTGGGAGCATTGATTGGTATTGTAGTGTTCGCTGCATTCGCTACCCTGTTTGCACTTGCTTCTGTGAAGTTGGCAGCAGTTGCACCTGCAATTGCCATAGCAGCAAATGCTTTGCTGCTTGCTACTCTACCGCTGCTTGCGTTTGCTGCCTCCATGTACATTCTTGGGCAGGCCTTGCAGTTGTTCTCTGAGATTGGTCTGGTTGGAATGCTCTCTGCACTTGGATTCCTGGCAGGACTCGGACTCATTGCACCTCTGCTAGCCGCTGCAGGACCTGGACTGATCGCGTCATCTGTTGGATTCCTATTGTTTGGTTTCGCGTTGATATCGTTGGGTCTTGGTATTCAGATGTTTGCCAAGGCAGCACTCAGCACACTACCAGTTGTGTTGCTGTTGCTGGCTGGACTTGCTGCCATATCGTATGTGTTCATGGCAGCAGTTCCTGCTATTGCAGCGGTTGGTGCATCATTCCTACTATGGGGAGTGTCTTTGATTGCACTTGGTCTTGGTATTCAGATGTTTGCCAAGGCAGCATTGACCCAACTACCTCTTGTGCTGCTGTTACTGGTTGGTCTTGCAGCGTTTTCGTTTATGTTCTTGGCAGCAGTTCCTGCCATAGCGGCGGTTGGTGCATCGTTCCTACTGTTCGGTGCTGCTCTGATCGCACTCGGTCTTGGTATTCAGATGTTCGCTAAGACAGCATTGACGCAGATCGGAATTGTTGTTGCGGCATTGTTGCTACTTGGTCTAGCAGCGGTATTTCTGGCTCCATTTGCACCCGCGATAGCCGCGGTTGCTATACCGTTGTTGCTGCTTGGTGCTGCTCTGATTGCTCTTGGTCTTGGTTTGACCATGATAGGTCAAGCAGTAAAGTCAATGTCATTCAGCACTCTTCCTGCACTTGCTATTGGACTGATGCTATTGGCAGTAGCAGCAATACCCCTTGCAGTTGCTGCACCGTTCTTGATGATTGCTGCTTTGGGAGTGTGGGCGTTTGGATACGCATTGCAGACTTTGGGAGCAGGCATCGCCGCATTCGATCAAATAGGTACAGGAAACATACTGTCTGTGTTTGCATCTCTAATGATGCTTGCGTTTGTTGCTCCGTTCTTGCTTGGTGCTAGCCTGGTACTCATGCTTGCAGCGCCTGGATTCTGGGCGTTTGGATACGCATTGCAGTCTTTGGCGCAAGGCATCATGTCATTCAATGATGTTGGACTAGCAGGTATCCTAGCAACATTTGGTACACTATCCATGATATCCGCAATGGCACCTACGCTGTTCCTTGCAAGCGTGTTCTTGCTTGCAGCAGCGCCTGGATGGCTTGCTTTCGCTACAGCATTGATGGTATTGGGATACGCTCTTGGATTCTTCACAGAGAATGCAGAAGGCATACTACCCGCTTTGGCTGCGTTGGCTGGTCTTGCAGCAATGAGTCCGTTCCTAGCAATAGCGGGTATCGGTCTGATGATCGCCGCGCCTGGATTCATGGCGTTTGGAGTTGCCATTGCTGTGCTTGGAGCGTCATTGGTGATCTTCGGAAAGGCAATCAACATGATTGCCGAGGGATTGGAAACGCTCGCGGATATCGTGGGATGGATTCCTCTGATTGCAGTAAGCATCGGACTCATGGTGCTGCTACTGCTGCCGTTGGTTGTTCCCATGCTGATCGTTGCTGCCGCCCTTGCGCTGTTTGCGTTCTCGTTGATTGCATACGCAAATGCGTTGGGACTAGTAACCCTTGCTCAAGCAAATGCAGCAATTCCTGAGCAAGCGTCACAGTCTCAGGTCACATACAATGTTGCAGATATGCAGATTGACAATCTGCCCCTGAGTTTCCCTGAGTTCACCATCATTCAACAGTCTGGCAATACGATGGGCGAGGGTGTAGGTAACGCTGTTGCCAATGTACTGAACTCTGTTATTGCTCCAATCATTGTCGGAGGCGGTGGTGGAGGAAACGGAACAACTGGTCCTATCCGAAACACAGAGAACACCTTCCGCAGAGTACAAGAACGCTTCTACAATGCCGCGCTGATCTAAAACGAAAGCAGCCTGACCGTTCTTGGTCAGGCCGCTTTCTGTCCCTGTACGCCAGGTGCTAGTGCGCTGAAAGAAGATCAGGTCGAATGCTAGGCGTTAGTGGCCACAGCGCGGGGTGTCATCGTCCACCGATACAGAGCCCTGTCCGATCTTACTCTTGATCCAGTTTTAGTTTTGGCAGTCTGCCTGGACGAACCTTAGTTCGCTTCCAACGGCGAGTTCGCTGCATAAGTCTGTACGAGTAGTCCATGTCAGCAATTTCGCGCTTGTACACCTCAATGTTTACTGGCAATCTATAGTCTTTGATGTACTGTAACGCACGGGCATCAGCATCCAGTTCGCAGACGCGAACACGATTAAAGATGTCTGTGATCTCGTCTGCGTCCAGTTCTAGTTTTCCGTCAACCCAATCGTCCATGAGTTCCTGTGCGTCATGGCCATTAGGCATGGTTGTCACCGTCCACGCAGGATCGTTGAAAAACCATTGACTCATGTGACCAAACTCATGTGCAAGTACTGCAAGCCATTTGCTTCTAGGCCTGCCTCTTGCTACTGCAAGCACACCTGGCGCTTTGCCATGGGGTGCTGAGAAGTACCCTGCTAGTTCTCCTCGCGGTTCTCCAAGTGCGGTCAGGCTTGCGCCTTTACCCCATACCAACTTCACATTAGTAAGTTCGCAACACCGTTTCACTACTTGAAGAAACTCTTGTACTCTACGGTCTGTGGTAGTCATAGAAGTCTCCTTTCGGTTGCTAGGTAAGTATACCCTATGTACCACGGGAAGCAAGCCATGCCACCTGGCATTGGACAGATCGTTCAAATGTTTTTGGATGCCCACTCTGCAAATGTGACATATGGCATTGGCGCCTGATGCTCTTGCACTTCTGGCACATCTACCATGAGTACTTTCACAGAATTGGCGTGCCAGAACCCTATATCCATGCGGGTGTTGCCACCCATGATACGCATGGCGCCAGAGGCAAATCTCAGAACAATTGGCATTGATGTGGGTTCGCCGTCCACTATGCGCTGCTCAAGGGCCTTTAGAGTTTTCTCGTTTCGGTACTTGGGATACGAAGCGTATCCTTTGATGAGAGACAGCAGTTCCTTGAAACTGCGTGTACCTGAGCGGTTCTGAATCTTGTCGTCCATGCTGCGCGTTACCGTGACTACTTTGGCTTTCGCTAACGCTTTCTTGAAGTGTTCCAGCGTGGGCCAGAAGTCACCGTACTCAGGTTCAAGGTGGTGCTTGTACTCCACATTGTACTCTTGTTCGATGTCTGAAGGGCGTGGTTGAGTCCAGTTTGCCATCGCTGTATCTATACGGGCAACTACATAGAAAGATGAAGACATTCCTACAGTTCATCTCAGAAGCAGATCGGGACTACCGTGCAGAAAGACTCAAACTGTACGGTGGCAAGAATCCCACTCCCAAGCAACTCGCTGCCCGTCAAAAGAAGGTGAAGCGTGTTCTGGCAAGACGCAAACTGGAACGCGACGGCAAGGTAAGCAAGGGCGACGGCAAGGATGTAGACCACAAGAACGGTGACGCTCTTGACAACCGCCCAAGCAATCTGCGAGTCATGGATCGTAGCAAGAACCGTGGCCGCGACAACAACAAGTGGAGAAAGTAATGAAGAGTTTCAAATCGTTCCTATCAGAAAATGTCAGCAAAGGCGAAGACTACGAGGTAGTCATCGTGAACGCATGGAACTGCAAGCAAGAGAACAAGAAGACCTGCAAGAGCGGTGGTGCAATACCGATTGCAGTTGGTCGTGCCATTGTTGATTCGCTGGCATCCTATGGATTCAAGAGTGGTGTCGCTACTAGACTAGGTGACGCTTCTATCGAAGTGACCCCTGAATGGGCGAAGTACTTTGAAGGTGGAAAGGTTCCTAGCGGCACCAAGACTCCAAAGACAGATGTTATGATTGGTAAGAAGCGATGCAGCGTAAAGATGGGCGTGGGGCAACTCATGTCTGCTGCAAAGGCTGAAAGCACCGCTACCTTCTACGCTGCCGCCAAAAAGAGCAAAGGCACAAGCGCAGCGGTTGCAGCAAAGGTAGAAGAGCAGATCAAGAGTCTTGCGAGTTCAACCCTAGCGAAGAAAAAGGGTGAAATCGCTCCGATGATTAAGGCTGGTAAGGACGCTGCAATCAATCGTGCCGAAGCAGCGCACAAGGCGCTCATGCAGACTCTGAAAGATGCCTTTGCAAACGATGCAGGGTTTGCTGCTGCCTTCGTACACGAAGCAATGAGCGGTGATGTAAAGTTCGGAAAGAGTTCTCTTGCCCGTGCAGAGTACATCCTTTCCACCAATGCAGACGGCAGCAAAGTCAGCGTGTACACCATTGACGATGCAGCGTACTGTGCTGCTGTTGCCAAGAAAGCAAGAGTGCAAGTGCGGTTCAAGACCACCTCTGAGAAAAAGGGTGACAAGAAAACTGGATACTACCGCTACTGGAGCGTGGTCGCCCTTATCATGGGCAAGATGGAAGAAGAGTTTGCCGCTGCTGGTGATACTCTCACAGAAGGTATACTCACCGACATTTGGGGTCGTATCACCGCATTCGTGTCAGAGATATGGAACAGCATCAAGAGTTGGCTCTACGAGTCATGGCAAAATCTCATGGCGTTCCTAGACATTGATGTGGATGTGGTGTTCGACAACGCTATCGAGTTCTGAGGTGCAACCATGAAGAGTTTCAAAGCGTTCTGCAAGCAACTGGATGAAGCATCGGAGATGATGCTTGAGAAGAAGATACTTCTCGGCGGTAAGACTACAACCCAGTATCGTACCCAATACGACCGAGCAAAGAAACAGATGGCTAAGGCGACCAACGCTCTTGCTCCAGCCAAGCGGAAAGCATTAGACGATCTGTGGTACAACACATTTGGTAAGGTGATGGATCAACTTATTTCAGTCGAATACGGAAGCAGCAAACCATCAGATGCCAAAGCAAAGAAACTAGACGCGCTGATAGCAAAGTGGGAGAAAGAGAGCGGGCCGCTGCTTGATGCTGCCAAGAAAAACATGGACGCAGCAGCAGCAAAGTGGGCGAACGAGAAAGACCCATGCAAGCGCATCTTCCAAAAGACCATATTCCAAGAGATCGTCGGCAGCGAAATAGACACCGACAAGGAAGCAGACATATGGACACAGGTAGCAGCGTATGTTAGTGCGCCTGGAGACTACGGAGTAGTCAAGAAGGCGTACACCGAACTGCTCAAGTGCAAGGGATCGTATTCGCAACTGGAGCCTGGTGTTAAAGCGATCTACCGTGGTATCAATGTGAGTCTAAAGACCGCATTGAAACTGGTCAATATCAGTAAACTCACCGACAAGAAATCGTCCATGAGTGCTAAGATTGGTCCAAAGCAAATGCTTGGTCACGCAACCAAGTACAGTCCTCGCAAACCTGTTGAGAGTTGGAGTTCCAATCCCAATGTCTCCTATGGCTTTGCCTCAGGTGAGAACAGTATGTCTGGTAGTGGATACTATGAGTTCTCGCTCGCAGAACTACGCAAATCAGTAAACACTCTGAAGCGACTGATAGCAAAGCAACAGAAGATTGCTTCCAAAGAAAAGAAGTCGGAGTGGGACAAAGATGACTTGTATGCAGTCAAGGACGAAATTGCATACGAGATTCAAGACTACATCAATGTCTATATGGCATCAGACTCACCTGTTCCAGTTGTGTATCAGATCACTCCCGATAAGTACTGTGTGATGAATCCTCTGTTCTCAAACAAGATTGGTAATGTGGTTGGAGTTGGTAATGAGTTTGAGGTTACACGCATAGAAACCAATGCAGCGGATGCAACAGTTTGGATTCCTCAAGAAGTGATAGACGGTGCGTATCTAGTCGCAGAGATTCAAGACCTCATCAAACAAACAAAGATCAAGACCCCAGCCATTAAGGTTGCAGTACCTGTTAAACTCAAGAAAGGCCGATGATATGAAAGCAGCAAACAGTAAAGCAATGCGTAGCGCGGAAGACAAGGTGTTCAAGAACATTTGGTCTTCGGTATATCCAACACCGCGCAACTCTGACTACACGAAGATTGTGAATGCTGTTCGTCAGGGTGCTAATGCCCCAGGCAAACTACCACTTGACAAGGCAGCAACAGAACTAGTGCCTTGGGTTGAGGATGTCACAGCAGAGATTGAGGGTGACGGTGACGCATTCCTGTTCTCTGACTCCGATATACTGGATGTTGCATACGGTGTTGCAGAGCGTCTGCTTGATGAACTGCGTAAGAAGGGCGTGATTCCAGCCAAGGGAGTACGCGAGGGTAAAGTTCCTGCCAAGAAAGCAGACGACGAGAGCGAAGACACCGCAGAAAGCGCGGGCAAGTCATTCAAGGATTTCCGCAAGCAACTAGATGAGCAAGTGTACATGGGTGAGACTGACTCGCGTATGTACGGTGACGATAGTGTGCTGAAGCCAAGCAAGGGAAAACCAAAACCTTGCAAGGGCAAAGACTGCGATAAACCAAAGCCGTTCAAAGGATACGAGGAAACAGAGCAGGAACCAACAGGTCTAGACGAAGGCGCAGTCAAAGCAGCAATGGAAGATTGGATGTACAGTCTTCCAAAGCCATTGGTAGCAGAGATCAACCGCAAGTACGCAGGTAAACTGAAGGCGGCAGAACTAACTGGTCTATCGAAAGGTGATCCAGTTCGCAAGGCTCTGATTGCTCTTCTAGACAAATACAAGGTTCCGCCTGCACTTGGAGACACCTCCCGAGACTCAGACATTTCTGCGCTTGAACTCATGTTCAATTCATTCTTTGGTGAGAGTGTAGAGATGAGCGAAGCAGTAAACTTCGGAACCAATGCCTACGAGATTCAGAAATCTGGCTCCAATTGGGAAGTATGGAAACTTTCGTACAGTCAAGGAAGCGTCAGATTCCCCGATGGTCGCAAGGGCACCAAACTCCGTGGAGATTTCAAGTCACGCGATGAAGCAATGGCGTATGCAAAGAAGGATGCAGGAGTCAAAGAAAGCGTGGAACTAGAAGAAGCCTTCAAGAAGATTGGTGTTTCTCCTGACGGCAAACCCGTGTACTCCATGAACAACAAGTATTATGTGGTTTCGTATTCGGTGATGGCCAGAGAAACCGCTATCTTTGCTTCCGACCCCAAAGGCAATGTATCCAAGTGGGCAGATGTGTGGTCACAGAGGGGATTTGTCGATCCTGATAATGCAATGACATCACTAGAGAAGTCGCTAAACAAATGAAGCCTGCATCGTTCAGCAAATGGATACATGAGAATTTCGGTAAGGTGTTGTTTGCACCTGACCGAAAAGATGTACCCAAGCCTGCTGAACCGAATACCAAAGACGAACAGCAAGCATGGGAGGCATTCAAGAAACATTACATCGGAGGTAAGGACGGTGACTTGGTGCGCGCCCTCCCAGATATCCTGGCTGCAAAGCGCAAAGGCCTGTACCGCGAGTTTCTTGAAGTGCCGTCCACATACAAGTACGCATATCGCCTTATGTCAGACATGACTAGTGCGCTTATGTCTACTGCGGTTGGTGTGGTTCCAGTAGAGTCTATGTCAAAGGGACAGCGGAACGGAGGAGTCTATCGTCCAAAGCCAGGATCACCAGTTTCATCTTGGACTGTTGAGCCTGCTGTGGTGTCTAGACTGCTGCAAGACTTTGGTAGCCTGTACCGTAGAAACAAAGACTCATATCACATCTTGCTCGTGGCACAGATTGCTCAGAACCGCGATGGCTTCATCATCAATCCTGACAAGTACGATGATGTACCAGCAATGGCAGGTCAGTTCTCGTATCAGCGCGAGATCATCTCTGTGAAGCCTATCAAGTTGGAGCGTGTCATCTACTGCGACAAGGATGAGTTCAACAAAAACGACAAGCAAATCATCGACTGGCTATTGGGGGAGATATGAAGAAACTACGAGTATTTGACTTTGACGATACGCTTGCGCTCACGGATAGTGCTGTTCGTGTGTTTCGCGGCAATGAGTTTGTCCGTAACTTGTCTTCTGAAGAGTACAAGCACTACAAACTCAAGGACGGTGAGCGATTTGACTTTGATGCTTTCGACAAGATCATCAATCCAAAGGTGATTAAACCCACGATGGCTGTGCTGCGTAAGGTACTTGGTAAGCCAAGTCCTGCCATGATCCTTACTGGTAGAGGCAAAGCAGAACCCATACGAGATTGGTTGGCAACCATCGGAGTCAAAGTGGAAGAGATAGTTGCACTCGGTAGAACCGTCAGTAACACTAGCGGTCTTGCAGCGGCCAAGCGTAAGTGGATTGCAGACGCCATCAAGCGAGACGGCTGGGAGTTCGTTGAAGTGTTCGAGGACAGCAAAGAGAATCTTGCTGCCATGGAATCTCTGAAGAGCGAGTTCCCTGATGTGAAATTCGTGTTGCGGTATGTGGGACACTACGCAGAGAAGATGAAGGAAGGCAGAGAACTTTTCCGCTTTGGATCGTGGTTAATGGAGGCATGATGTACGAGTACAGAATCGTTGGCATACCCAAAGTAATCGACGGCGACACCCTAGATGTGGTGTTTGATGTTGGATTCAAGATACACACATGGGAGCGTTGTCGTCTTCTAGGCATAGACGCACCCGAGAGCAGAACCACAGACCTGAAAGAGAAGCAGTACGGTATCGCTGCCAAGCAGTTTGTTGAAGACTGGCTCAAGCGACATCCAAATCTGTGGGGTCGAACCACCAAAGACGACAAGTACGGGCGTATGCTAGTTGAAGTGTTTGCAGACGGGTTCGGTAGTTCCCTCAATACCGTCATGCTCACAGACGGATACGCATGGTCGTACTTGGGTGAACACAAGACCAAAGACTTTCAGCAACTAGACGAGCGACGCGCGGCCGCTGTCAACCGTTTCAGCGCGCCCGAAGCATCTTGATCCATCGAACACACGCATCGGTGTTGTGATCCTGTAGCAGTTGTTCGTTTGCACTTAGCAAAGCCTCTCTGCTCCAATGCTTTAGATTTGCTGCCTTCTTTATGTACTTGATTGCACCCGACAAGCATCCGTGATGCTTTGGATGCTTGTGATATGGTAGTCCGTTGTACGCCGCACGAAGGGCAGACAGCACTTCCTCTTTGTTGGTTGCCTCTGCCTGACACTCAGGAACCACAAACTCTATCTCATTGGAAACTACAATGGGAACTCTTGCGTGTACAAAGTCTGCCGCCACCACATTGAATGTCTCTGTAAAGGACACTTGCATACCAATGTCCATGTGTCTGACCAGGCACATAAACTCTTCGTGTCCGTACCACGGATGCTCTACTAGATGATGATTGGTGTTGGCAAACATCGCTCGTAGGTTTCGTAGGATAGGTCCTGCTTCTCTCTGTTCGTGTTCCGAGATGTTTACATGGAACCACAGAGTCTTGTCAATGCTCTCTGCAAACTCCATTGCCCATATCGCTTGCTGCGAGTGATTCTTGAGAACGCGCAAAGCACCAAAGCAACCAATGTGAAGCGCATTCGCATGGGGATAGGTAAACGGATCGGTGCAGGTTTCGTTTAGATCGGTGTAGATGTTGGGGGTGTACGAAACCAGGCCTGGATAGATGGTGTTCATATCGTGCAGCATTTTACGGTTGTTCACGCTGATCTCAATGTCTATACCAGACTCTGCCAGAGCGTGATACGCATTCAACCACTCGAATGCCATACCCTCGGAGGTCAGAAAGGGAACCATAGAATGCAGACGCACGATCCACTTCACGGACGGGTGTAGTCTTGCAAGCGTTTCAAACTTGCTGGGCACCACCCACAAGGCTTCAACGAAGCAATGGGTTGGTTTGTACTGAGTGACCAACCTATCAATGCAGTTGTTGTCGATTGCTTCCACGACATCTGCTTGAATGCCAAACTCATTAAGTTTGGATGCCACAAATCGACACGAGTTAACTAAACCATACGCCTTGGTTCGCGTTCCGTATGCCATCCGCTGCTTGATGATAAAGAGTACCTTCACGGGAGGTCTTCTTCTGTGCATATGAGATTCCTTTTGGTTTGGTATATCTATGGCAACGGAACTGTCTTGTCTACATACCATTAGACATTCTGAAAGGAACACTATGAAATCACTATGGTCATTCGCTTTGATCCCACTTCTGTGCTTGGCTGCAACGCAGCCAGGTGGTTGCGCTTCTCAACAGAAGAAAGAACCGCTAACGGATAGCGGAGCCATCACCAAACTCTCAGACGCTGCTGCTGATATCAAACGCGACACGGTTAGCATCGTGGACGACGCCAAGATCATCAAGGAAGAAGCACAGAAAGCAGACACCCATATAGACAAAGCGTATGACGATCCCAAGATTGCAACCGAGTCAAAGGAACACCTTGACTCAGCAATAGAGTCCATCTCAGAGATCAAGAGTCATAGCGATCAGATTGTAGAAGCAGGCGCGCGGGTTCAAGCAGAGACAAGCAAAATGGAAGTTGTCGCTACTCGCATCCAGGACCTCGAGGGTCGCGTCGCTGAACTAGAGAACATCGAAAAAGAAGGTCGCGCTCAGGCCATGCAGAAATTGTATGGATACATCACTCTGTTTTGGGTGATTGGATTCATCGTGATTGCAGGTGGAGTCGCCTTTGCGTTCTTTGCAAACAAGCGAATGGGTCTGCTTGCAATGCTAACTGGTGGTCTTATGATTGCATTCGCAAGTGCAAGCCAGTACTATCTCAAGGAAGTTGCATTGGTAGGTGGAGTCTTGCTAGGTGGATTGGTTCTCATGGGCGTTGGTATCTTGCTGTGGAGTATGTTCCAAGCAAACAGAAGTGCAACTGCTATGCGTGAAGTCATAGAGATGATTGAGATTCTAAAGGAAACAATGACCGATGGAGAGCGTGAGCGTATATTTGGACCAGATGGTGTTGCTTCTCATGTACAGAGCGACTTTACAAAGGAGTTGATCGCAAAGATCAAAGAGAAGAATGGCTTCAAGAAACTCGAACAAGCGCGGAATATCGCCAGGGCCGAGACACAATCCCAAGAAGGGCAAGCATCATAAAGACTTCGATCTGAAGATCGGAAAGAAGTTATGGCAGGTGCGCTTCGTTGGTAACGACGAGATATCATCGTCTGCGTGGGGAGAAAGCGATC